AGCTAGTCCGTCATCGGCAACGATAGTCGCAACCTGGTTGTTGTCCATCGCCAGGTCGAAAGTTCCGGTTGGATCCAGATCGATGTTGGCGCCAGTCATGTCGAAATCGTTAGCGGAGACCGTCAGCGTGCCGGCGACATTGGCACCGCCGTCTGCGTCGATCGCACCGTCTGCGTAGATCGTACCGTTTACCTCGAGTCCGCCTTCAATGAAAACCGAGTCGTCTGCACCGTCCGTCACACCGTCGGGAGTCGCGTCGCCGAACGATGCGAAGCCCTGCCACTCCATGTCCGAGCCATTCGGAGCGGTCAGTGCGTTGCCTGCGAACGAGCAGTTGAGGGCTGCGCCGCCCACGTCTGCACCCGCGTCGGCGTCGATCGAGCCATCGAAGTAAGCGGTGCCGTCCACCTCGAATGCGTTTTCGACGTAGAGCGCGTCGTCCGTGCCATCGGTGAGCCCGTTCGGGGTGGCGTTACCGATACTCACAAAGCCCTGCCACTCCATGTCCACGCCGTTACCAGCGGTGAGGCCGTTGCCAGCGAAGCTGCAGTTGAGTGCAGCCCCTCCGACATCGGCTCCCGCATTGGCGTCGAGCGCACTGGCGAAGCTGATCGTCTTGCTCGATCCGCTGAACACCGCGTTGCCCGCGAAATCAGCGTTACCGTTCTGGTCGAGCGTGCCGTCATTGTTGAGTGCGCCGCCGCTGGAGATGTCCACGGCGTCGCCGCTGCCCTTGCTGAAGGTCGCAGTGTCGGCGAAGTTGCTGGTGCTGTTGGCGTCGAGAATGCCATCGCACTGGGTCTCACCGTTCACCTCAAGCGAGCCCTCGATGAACGCGTCGTCTGCACCCAGCGTAATTCCCGGAGTGTCACCAGTGCCGATCCGAAACTTGGTGAAGTACCCCGACGTGAACGTGACCTTGTCGTCTGTGCCGACGCATAGGGACACGTCCTCGTTGAAAACCGCATCTCCGGCGATGTCCAGCGTACTGTTGAGGTCGATGACCCCATCGACCTGCAGCTCGCCATCTACCTCGATCGTGCCCTCGACGAACAGGTCGTCATTGCCGAGCGTGATATCCGGCGTGCTGCCTTGCCCGATGCGGACCTTGGTGAAGTGGGTTGCCGTCCGCAGCGGCGAACACGTACCCGGAAAGAACACCGACGAGAACCACGACGGGAGCAATTGCGCCCCACCGGATCCCGCCGGTCTGGTTGCGGATGAACCGCATAGCACACCTCCCTTCGGGTTACACGCCCGGGCTTGCCCAGGTGCCGACCGGAGAGCCGTACCCGTGGGAGATGCGAAAGCGGATCTTCATCCGAAGGTTACCCGTCGACCAGTCCCGGTCCTCGGGGGCCAGCGCCTTCAGCGAGGGCTGCACTCTCCAGAAGCGGTGGAAGTCATGGAACACCTTCGGCGCGAACAGAGCCCAGGCGTCCGAGTCGGTCCAGTGCGCCGTCTGCACGACCTTGACCGCACCCTTCCACATGTTCTCGTTGTTGTTCGCGGTGTCCGCGAGCTTCGCCGAGTCGACGATCTCACGGGCGTAGTAGTACTCGTCCGGGTGAACCAGCAGCAAAGTCGGCATCAGGTTCCGCGAGACGCCGAAGTGATCCGGCATCTGGTAGAACTTGGAGAGCGCGTCCCGGAACGTGCTGGGCGCGATGTCTGCCGCCGAGCTGATCAGGTTCGACCAGGTGCCGCCCGAAAGCTTCGGGTGGTCGTCATCCCAGAGGTACTGGCCATCCGCGCCCGCCGTTGTGAAGCCGTCGTTGAGCGGCACGAATGCCAGGTACTCGACGGTGTTCGCCACGGTGGCGTTGAGAGCCGTGGGGAGCCGCGACAGCGAGCCGGTCAGGTCATCCTCGAACACCTCCTCGGTGATCTCGAGGTAGCCGGCGTACGTGTCGTGGGTGTAGGTCTTGTCGTATCCCTGATGGGCCGACAGTGCGGTCATCGGGTTGCCCTCGGTCTTCTTGGTCAGAAGGCCGCCGGCTGCGATCTCGCTGGTCCGCTCGTCCTGGCGGGTCGAGGAACCGACGTTGTAGATCTCCTCGGCTACGGTCGGGGCGATCTTGTTGAAGTCCTCTCGGATCTGCTGGAAACGCGCGTCCAGGAGGTCTGCGAAAGCTGCTCTACTGATAGCCATGATTTACCTCCTTCCTACGACGTGCGGTCGTGCAGGGCCTTGGCCAGCTGCGCCTTGTGGATGACGAACTCGACCATCGAGTTTGCTCCGACCACGAGGCCGGTGCGCCCGCCGAACGTGCCGAGGATTTCCTTGAGGATCTGGATCACGGTCTCGGTCGTGGCGTCCTCGTTGACCTCCATGATTCCGGTGGTGCCCTCGATGTCGCACAGCTTGTGCCGGCAATCGACGGCGTAGGTGCCGCTGCACTGGCCGGCGAACACGTGCCGCTCGTCGTAGAACCAGAAGTCATCGTTGAGCGTGCTGGAACTGATGCAGTTGCCGCCGAGACGGGTCACACCCGCCTGCGGAGCCACCACGCCGGCCAGCGAGCCGGAGGTCGAGGCTGCGATGCTGTAGGCGCCGCTGCTCATGATGCAGGCGTCGCCGACTGCGACGGTCTGCGAGGCCGCCGCGTTCCCCAGGGTGGCGATGATGGGACCGCCGTCGAGCGCGCGAGTCGGGGTGAACCCGCACGGGATGTCTGGATTGGCCATGAGTGCTCTCCGGAGCTAGGCTTTCTCGGCCTCTGGGCCGGTAGCCCGCTTGCTGGAGATCGTCTGCCGGGTGATGACGCCCGATGCGCCGTCCTCTTGGGTCGCTCGTTCCTCGGCCGCCTTGCGCTCGTCGAGGATCTTCTGGCGCTTGGCCTTTTGGCGTTCCTCGTGAGCGGCCTTGTCGATGGCCATGAGCCGGATATCGGGGCAGTGGCCGCGCAGCTTGGCGAGCTTGCCATGCTTGTCTGGCGGCCGGTCGAAGTACCCCTTGCCTTCCATGTAGCCGACCTTGCTGTTCCCGGGGGTGTCCCGCACGCAGCGGTAGACCAGCCCGGGGTGCTTATCGACCACATCGGCCATGGCTTCGTCGGACAGGTCAGCGAGGATCTTCGCCCTGTCGACCTTCTTGAATTCGGCGATGTCTCGAGGCGTTTCCTCGGCGACGATCTGGTTGTCGGTCTTGTCTTTCTGTGCCATCTAGTGACCCTCCTGGGTAACGACCGCCGGAGTCTCCGCTGCCGCGCGCGCCGCTACGTTTGCGGCGTAGTGCTGGGCCAGTCCGTCGAGTTCCTTGTCGTCCGTGATGTTGTTTTCCTTGGCGAACTTCTGGAAGTCCGGGTCGTTCTTGACCTGATCGAGGTTCGGCGTCTCCGACGCTACGCGGTTCGCAGGCTTGCCTCCGTACCCGGGCGGGGTCTCGGCTTCCTTACCGACGAGCCGTTCGGCCACGGTGAGCTTCTTGGCGAGCGGTAGACCGTCGAGGTCTTCGAGGATCTGATCCTTGTCCTCGCGTCCCTCCAGGAGTGTCTCGAGCCGCTTCTCGTCGCGCTCGCGGTAGGTCTTGACTTCGGTTTCCAGCTCGGTGCTGGTCCCCTTTGCCGCCTCGATCTCCCGCTGTAGCGCGTTGATCTGCGCCTCGTACTCCTGCTTGAGTTCGTCGACCTTGCCTGCCTTAGCCAGGGCGTCTCGGTCTTTCTCGCTGCGCTCGTTGAGCTTGGTCTCCATGTCGGCCAACCGGGTCTCCAAGTCGGTGATCTTGTCCTTCCGCTTGGTGGCCATGTTGGTCTGCTTGGCTAGCTCGGCCTTGAGCGAAGCCACGTCGTCAGCCGGCTTGGCCGGCTCCTCTTTCGGGGTCTCCTTCTTGGGGTCTTCTGACACGCGCACACCTCCGCTTGCGCCCGGAGAGGGCGATTCATGGCTGAAAGCTGTCAGCGGCAGTTAAGCGGCTAGCTCACACAGCAGCTCTTTCGCGTCGACCAGCACGCAATGCTGATCCCCGAGCTGCAGGTAGTAGCCGATACCCTCCTCCCAGCGGACGCGTTTGCCCACCAGGGGAGCGTGGTTCTCGCGGACGAACGACATCGACCGCTTGTGATAGATCGGCGCACCCTGACCCGCTGCGATGACCTCGCCGGTCCATACAGCCTTTTTGGCGGCGTCGGTTACGACCAGCCCGCCCTCGGTGGTGTCCGGCGCGTCGTCGACGCGGATCAGGATCTGATCTCCCAGTGCCTGCACCTTGATGCCCTCGTCGGCCTCGATGACCTTCGCCAGGAGGCCGGACTCGAGAACCAGGAGCAGGTCTTCCTTCGTCTCTTTGTGCCTAAACGGCGTGCCGTGTAGCCGGTGGAACAGCACTCGATCCCCGGCGGCAACGGCCATGGGTCGGCGCAGATCCGCGGTCACGGCCCGGCCCGGGCCGGCCGCGAGAACGATGCCCTGGTAGGGCCGCTCTGCTTTGATCTGCACGTCTCCGAGCCAGTGGCACTCGGGCAGCCAGAGCCCGCCTTCCGTGCGGGTCTCGGCCTCATCCTGCCGTATCAGTACGTAGTCGTGCAGCGGCTTGTACATGGGGCCTCCTGTCGCTGCGCTACTTCTTCGGCTTCGCCTTCGGCTCGGGCTCGGGCTCCGGCTCGGGGATCTCCACGGCGACAAGCTCGCCGCTCTCCAGCCCGCGGAGGATGTTCTTCTCCACCTGGCCGGTGTCGTGGTTCCTCGGGATGTAGCCCTTGACGATCTTGCCCTCGGCTGGCACGTTGTAGGGGCGGAACAGTCGGATGCTCATGGTCTCTCTCCTGCTTGCATGGCGGGCGGCTGGGCCGCTGCCGCTCGTGGTACGTCGACAGGCTCGACGAGCTCTGGATGAACACCGCCGTCCTTGATCGCTGCCGCCGCCGGTATCAGCCGGCATCGGCAGTGCGGTCCGCATATCGTCATGCCCCACCGAGGCCGGCCTATCTCGGCCCACTCGGCGCGGGTCATGGTCAGGTTGTGCCGGGGCCGACAGTCCGGGCATTCCTTGCCGTCCTGGACCGTGATCCAGGTCTCGAGCGCGTCGGGGCCGGTGGCGAACACTTCCTCGGGCGTCATCTTGGGCAGGTCGTCTGCCTTGGTGATCAGCCCCTCGTCGAACGCCTTCTTGAGCCGCTCAAGCCGAGCGTCGTACGCGGCCCGCTGCACGTTGTCCATCGTGGT